CATCATTACTTAGTTAGCGTCAAACACTAGATATGGTTAATTGCCATTCTCAATAAGGGAATCAAAAGCATCAAATAACTAGCCAGAATTAATGTAACGCACTACAGTAAAGGTATGACAAACACAAAGATCAACAAAAATTATAATATCGCAATGGCTCAAAAAATTGAGCTATGGAACATTGATAGGTTACAGCCGTATGAGAAAAATGCCAGACAACATAGTAAAGAACAAGTAGGGCAGATAGCAGCATCAATAGTTGAGTTTGGTTTTCTTAATCCAATTTTAGTTGATAGTAATGACGGCATTGTCGCTGGTCATGGTCGGCTGTCTGCTGCAAGAGAATTAGCTTTAGACGAAGTGCCTGTTGTCGTTTTAGATCACTTAACAGATAATCAAAAGAAAGCATATATACTTGTTGATAATAAATTAGCTGAAAACGCAACATGGAATGAAGAGTTACTACAAGAAGAAATCGTTGCTTTAAATTTGCAAGATTTTGATATATCAGTTCTAGGTTGGAATGAAGATGAAATTAGAGAAATAATGGATTTTGATGCTGGCGATACTGATGATGATGATGGCGAAGGTACGAGAGGATTAGGAGAGCCAATAGTTTCATACAATATTATTTTTGATGATGAACAACAGCAAGCAAAATGGTTTGAGTTTTTGAAAGATTTAAAAGACCAATATCCAGATGACTCAACAATCGCTGAAAAAATAATTCAGTTTATTGAGGAAAAAAATGCCTAGAAGAAAAATTTATATAGAAACTGATGTTTACGAAGAAGCTAAAAAAAGAGTGCATCATATTTATGACACTCACGATAGTATAGCAGTTTGTTTTAGTGGGGGTAAAGATAGTCTTGCAACATTGCATTTAGTTTGGGAAGTTGCACAGGAAAGAGGAAAAAGTAAAGTGAAAGTAATTTTTAGGGATGAAGAATTTATTCCAAGTGTTGTTATTGATTTTGTTCAAAAATATAATGATTATGAATGGGTTGATTTAGATTATTATTGCGTACCTTTATTAAGCAGCAGATATGTTTTAGGAACTGTCAAAGAGTATGTTCAATGGGATGTAAAACGTGAACATATAAGAAAAAAGCCAGATTATGCAATAAATTTACGAGAAGGAGAGAATTTAGTCCTAAATCAATACACTTGTGATGAATATATCGCTAAAAGATCGTTATTAAAGGGTAAAGTGGCTTTTATTACTGGTATTCGTGCTTCTGAGTCCTTAATTAGGCTTAGAGCTAGTGTAAATAAGCTTAATGATAACTATATTAATGCAAGTTCAAACCCAAGAGTAAGTCTTTGCAAGCCATTATTTGATTGGGAAGAAAATGATATATTCAAATATTTTTATGAGAAAGAAATTGCATATTGTAGAATTTATGATCGCCAAATTTGGGCTAGTTGTCAGTTAAGGGTTGCCACACCTCTTGTAAGTGAAAGTGCAAAACACCTTGATAAATTGAAAACAATAGACCCAGTTTTGTATGAACAGTGCCTAAATGTGTTTCCAGAGATGGCATTACAGTCTAGGTATTACAAAGAAGCTCAAAGATACATGAAAAAAGAGGTAGAAATGTACGGAAAAAGCTTTGAAAGTATAAAACAATGGATTAAAGAAAATATAAAAGCAGCAGAACAGAAGAAAAAAGCAGATGCAGAATTAAAATCAATAATGCGAAGAAGAATAGCTGACAAGGGAGCATATCCTTTGGACTATGTTTTTAAACATTTTAGAAGTGGGGGTTTCAAAAAGACCCTTATGCCATTACAAAAATCAAAACGCAAATGACAGACCCAATAGACAAAATTGAGTGGAGAGAAGCAAAAAATCTTCACACAAATGACTACAATCCAAACGTAGTTTTAACGCAAGAATTAAAATTACTTGAGTTAAGTATCATGCAACAGGGTTGGATTCAACCAGTGTTGATATTAGGAGATGGCACTATCATTGATGGTTTTCATAGAGCCATGCTTGCTAAGGAAAGCAAAAGTTTGAAGTTAAAATATCAAGGCAAATGTCCTTGTGTGGTACTGCCATTATCAAGACCAGAAGCAATGATGTTAACAATAAGAATTAACAGAGCAAAAGGAAACCATATTGCATTTCGTATGAGTGCAATTATTCGTGAACTTATTGACGAGCATAATATTGACCCGCAGCAAATTAGCAAAGAAATAGGAGCTAATAAAGATGAAGTTGATTTGTTATATAAAGAAGGTGTCTTTGAAGCTAGAGATATAAAAAATTATCGCTATAGCAAAGCATGGTATCCAAAGGAGGTTAAAGATGAGAATAAGGTCAGTTAACTATGATGAGGTATTTTGTTTTTATTCAAAAGCTGCAAAAGAAAGAGTTTCATTAAAAACAAGCAAAGAAACTTGGTGGTATGGAATTGTTAATGATAATAATGAAGTTTTAGGAGTTGCGGGCTTAATCAAAGTTAAAATTGGCTATCGTATAAAAGGAGTGTATGTGTTACCAGAATACAGAGGTATGGGTTTTGGCGGGCAACTTACTGAACATTTAATTAGCTATTGTGAAAATAGATTTAGTCTTATTGAAGCTTTTGCTTACAATCCAAAATATTACGAAAACAAAGGGTTTTCCCGCTATGGTTCACTACCAAATGGTGCAGTAAAACTAAGAAAAAAACCATGAAAAGTTATAACGGATTTACACCAAAGCAAAGAATGGAAGCTTTTGTTTGGTTAAAAGGCGAATATGCAAGCGGAAGAAGAGAAAAAGGTAAAGTTTGTGATGCTTGCGGTCAAACGGAAGGGATTGTTGAAGATCATAGTGAAGATTACAGCTATCCATACGGAGATCATATTGGTAAATATACATTTTGCTATAGATGCCACATGATGATTCATTGCAGACACAGAAACAGGCTTTCTTGGAGTATGTACAAAGATGATGTTAGGGATGGAAAAAGATTTGAGCCTTTTTACAGCAGAAACTTTTTAGTTTTTGCACAAGGAAGTTTAAATAAAAGAGGTAAAGATGTACCTTTTGAGCAATATGAAAAACAACCAGAAACAGTTTTAGATGAGATAGCATAACTATGGCAGTAATGGATGCAAAAGCTTACGCAGAACATCGCAAAGTTTCTGCACCTATGGTCACAAAATATTTACAGCAGGGAATGATACCGAGTGCAAAAAGAATAGGAAGAAAATGGATAATTGATGCTGAACTTGCAGATAAAGATTTAGAAAAAACATTAAACCCAAATGAAAAAAAAGCAAAACAAAAAACAACAAAATTAGATTTACGATCTGGTCATCAAACACCACTTCCATCACTTGCAGCAAATAGAGCAATAAGAGAAATGTACGCTGCAAGAATTACTAAATTAGAGTTTGAAGAAAGGTCAAAAAAATTAGTACCTGTTGATGAATTAAAATTAGAATTAGCAAAATTACATTTAGTTGTAAGAGATAACTTACGAACTATTCCTGATAGGATTGCACCATTAGTTGCAGCAGAAACAGATAAAGGTAAGATACATTCAATTATCTTGCAAGAAATTAGACAATGCTTGGAGGGGCTTAAATCATTTGACATTAGTTGAAACTTTAATTAAAGATTGCATTGATTGCCTGCAATTTGAAAGACCATTATCAGTTAGTGAGTGGTCAGATTTGCATAGAGTCCTAAGTTCAAAATCTTCAAGTGAACCAGGTCGTTGGAGAACAGAAAGAACTCCATATTTAAAAGAACCTATGGATTGCCTTTCAACTGACAATCCTATTCAACGTGTAGTTTTACAATTTGCTGCTCAAACTGGCAAAACTGAGTGCGGTTCAAATTGGCTTGGTTATGTGATAAGTCACTCGCCAGGTTCTATGTTAATGATTCAACCAACTTTAGAAATGGCAAAAAGGTTAAGTCGCCAAAGGTTAGAAGGTCTTATAAATGAAACCCCAGTTTTATCAAATTTAGTTGCACCTTCAAGAAGTAGAGATAGTGGAAATACAATGTTTTCCAAAGATTTTCCTGGCGGAATTATGGTTTTGACAGGTGCTAACAGTGCAGTTGGCTTAAGATCAATGCCTTGTCGCTATATTTTCATGGATGAAATAGATTCATTTCCACAAGACCTTGATAATGAGGGAGATGCTGTAAGTCTTGCAGAAAAAAGAACAATGACATTTAGTAGAAGAAAAATATTAATGACATCTACACCAACTATTCGTGATATGAGTCGTGTAGAACAAGAATATTTAGAGTCAGACATGAGAAAGTTCTACATTCCATGTCCTTTGTGTGGCGAATATCAATATTTACAATGGTCAAACATGAAATGGGAAGATAATGACCCAAAAACAGTTAAATATGAATGTGAACATTGTCATGGCAAATTTGAAGAAAAACATAAACCAAATTTTTTATCTAAAGGCGAATGGCGAGCAACTGCTCCCTTTGATGGAATAACTGCTGGCTTTCATTTAAATGGTTTATACTCTCCACTTGGTTGGAAAAGCTGGGAAGAAATTGTTAGTGATTTTATTAAAGCAAAAAGTGATGCT